ATAATCCGCAAAACCAAAAATCAAGATTTCAAAAACGAAAAATCAAAAAAAACGGCAAACGATTTGTTGATAGCCTTTATAGTCTAATTGATTTGAAGACCATTTGAAAGTCTTTTAAAAGGGAGGGTCTATAAAGAAGCAAGGCGAACCTTTCCGTTCGCCTTGGTAGAGTCAGAGTGTATCGGTAGATGCTGAAGCACTCTCTTTCGTTGCTTCATCCAAGATCTTCACGTATGTGGGCATAGTGAACTCTGAAAACATACCGTTTCGATCAATAAATTCAACACGGCTTTTGAGATAGGCTAATTCTTCATCCGTCAATGAGATTTCAACCGTATCGGTGATAGAAGCCGCATCGGTAAATCCGATGTTGATTTGACCACTCCCCATATCCTTGATAACGATACGCTTCTGATCAACCTCCGAGATCGCTATCTTACTGTCTATCGATACTTTCAGTTCCATGTTTTTTCTCGTGTCAAACTGTGGCAACACGGTGTTGAGTATTAATACTCGATCTTTTAATGTTAGTTCCATACTATTATTTTAATGATGTTATTGTCAAAAGTTCTTGTTAAACAAGTACCATGTTTGATTAATATATGCGAATGTAGCGCAATCGCCTTTACGCATATCAAGAGTTATCGAGTCTCCGTTTTCATTTACTAACGGAGTATTTGTGTCTTCGGGTCGTACACATATCGCATCAGTTGCGTGTCTCGAAACTATTACATGTATGAATATGACAGAATTATAACCGATTTCACTCCAGGAATCTCCATAATCGTTGTAAACAGTTCCCATTTTACTTGAGACAGTCTTTCGAGAAGGTAGATAAACGTTAATATATGACGTTGGTTGAAAGAGATAGGTATCCATATAACCTATATCGTTTATAATCGCATTAGTCTTTGCCCCCGGTCTGACATATCTTGCGGTCGATATCGCACCATTCAGTCTTAACCCCCCATTGCAGAATAATGCGTAGTTGCGATAGCCACCATTAACATTTATCACAGCCCCATAATTTATATCGTTGTGATTAGTTGTATACTCAAGGCGCATCAAAGCACTTGTTCCCCCAAGCGTAGACGGCAAGGTATTTAGACCTAGGCCGGCCCATTTACCGGAAGATGAAAATCCCAAAAACGCATTACTTCCTGATGAATAAAGGAAAAATTTAGAAGACGATTCACCGGAATAGCGGTTATCCGAGAATAGTCCTCCAGACTCCATCCTAAGTCCTCCGATGTAGGCATCCCCATTTTGATAAACTTTAAACGGGGCATTTGCAGGTGTTGCATTTCCAGCCCAGATTCGAACAGAGTTTCCGGCTGTTCCACCTCCGGAGAGTCCGGCAAGTTTTTCTCCATTTGAATTTGCAATATAGATACTTCCTCTACTTTCCACATTTCCGTTGCTTTCTACCCGGAATGTCGGATCAGTGGGTGGTTGTCCTTTCGCCCCGGCTGTTCCTCCCGACCAAATACGGATGGAACCGGAAGCAGCCATTCCACCTGTGCTTCCGAAAGCGATCGCACCGGTAGTTATGAGTCCGCCGTTGATCTCCGTTATCGTATTGTCATACTTTGAGGCAAGCACCCATTTAGAACCGCTATATCTATGGATTTTCTCCCCATCCACCCATAAGTCATTTGTCCGCATTCCCGATGCTGGAGCCGTCGTTTGATAAAATACCCTTGCCTTGTTATTTGCAGTCAATTGGGCGTTGTTAGCTGCATTTGACGCATTCTCTGCATCCGTCAGGGCATCATTTATCCCATCATACAACGGTTGAAGGTTAGGACGGTCGGAAATGTTATTATAACCGGATGTTCCGGATTTGAATACCATCTTCCCGCCAAACTCTCCGATCCCCAGGTTGAAATAGCACTTTCCATCTGTCGATACTATGCGATCCACCGTGATTCGGCCGGGCAATATCTCCGTGAAGCCGTAGCAGGTCACAAACGACCGTACACCGTCGGCTTGACTACCTAATAAACCGACCAGAAAGTAATAATCGCTGCCTTCGTCCATGTCGTGCGGTTCTTCGGACAAGATAAATTCGCCGGCCTCAGAAGACTTGCCACATTTGGCGTACAGGTAGAGCTTCCCGAAGTCGCCCAGCGGCGGACTGGTGTAGGCAGGTAGATCCCAGAACTTATATTCAGAAACGGCATGGCTGCCTTTTATTTCCGAGATGCCGATCGTCATGTGTTGAAGGATCGCTTTCGGGGCGGTGAACAGTTCGGTCGCATCGTCATAGACAAAGTCCGGATCGACTTTCCGGGGATTGGTCTTGCTGTCCACGAAGCGGAATTGCAGGTTTTCATGTCCGACCAAAAGGGACATGGTGCGCACCCAGACTGGATCGATCCCCTTGGTGTAATCTTTAAACGCCTTTTCCAACATCTCCTGTGCTTCAATCGCATCACGTAAACGGCGCTTGGTGTAGTGCATTGCATCGCTGTGGCGGTCGTCATTGATCACCTCGTTGCTTTCGATCTTCGACAGATCCGAGGAGACAAAGCCACCGACCGGCACATTGCTTAGTTCCAGTCCGGGGCTGTAGGGCCTATTTATATAGTCCTTTACAGCCGTGATGCGGATACGGACTCCCTCGGGCTGAAACTGCGGGTCGTCAAACAGGATGTAACCACCTGGCACCAATCGGCCACCGATCTCTAACCATTGCGATTTTGCCCAAATACCATCCAGCTCACCGGTAAAGGCAAAAGATTCCTCTTCCTTGTTGTACAGACTTCGGGCAGCTTCACGGAACATATCCCATGACGCACCTGTCTGTGTGGCATCGTTGCAGACGTATGCCTGCGGCAGCGAGATGTTGAAGACCGCGTATGTATCACCCACGGCCGGACAGCGGTTCGGGTTCGGTATCGTGCCCCCTTCTTTCTCGACAGGCACCAACTTAAACCGTCGGGCTGCATGGTCGTAACCGGTCAAAGCGTCAGATGTCTGCTCGAGGTCAAATTCTTCTCCAGTCATCACACCCGACTGGAAGATAATCGTTGCAGTTTCGCCCGGTATTCGACATTTGGAATAGTCCAAATCTGCCGGAATCGTGTTATCGATGATATCATAGAGATGCTTTTCAGCATCCACCACAACTACCTCGGACACCGTGCCCACCCGTGAGGGGTAGATGTGTGAACAGTCCAAGCTGTCCTCATTGTTGTTGGCCAAAGCCCGGTCGGCTCGTGTAATGAACATGCCATCCTTGTCGGTTTTATAGCGTCTGCCCTCGTATTCCAATTTCTGGGATTTTGGCAGCAGCAGACAGGAAGCTCCATAGGCTGTGCGGTCGATGTTACGCTCGCCACCCTGCACATAGAGGATGGAGGTGGGCGGTTTCTCGCCCTGCAGCTTACGGCCGACACCGGTTTTGAAGCCATTCCCACGGCCATAGGAAAGGGGCAGAGGATCGTCCTTGAACTTCTCTACCTTGCCGAAATTGATAGTCTTGCTGACGATTTCGAATTCTGTTCCCCATTCATCTGCAAAGCGGTTCAGCACATCCAAACAAAACTCATGGCTAAAGGCCAAGGTCTTTTCCGGTGCATCGATACAGGTCCCAATAGACCATCCACCAACTCCCGATTGGTTCATGTTATCAACCAATAGCTCCAGAAAGAAGCGGGGTTTTCCGGTAAGTTGGAATTTCAGCTTTCGGGGGATGGCTGACAGATGCTTGTATTTGATGGTATCCAGCAGTTCCCAGTAGCCGCTAAAGGTGGCACTGTATTCAAGATTGCGAGTGCCATGCTTTGTCAGATCCTCCGGTCTCCAGAGCGTATATCGCTGACCTTGATAGTCAACATAGCTGTAGACAGGTATCTCTACATGTTCTGTCAACGAGAACACAAGATTGACCTTGTCGCCCTGCCGGATGGCCCGGTAGCGATAACTGGTATCATCGACCGGTATATCGAGAAGTATTTTCCCTGTCTTTTCAAAAATGATCATAGCTCATTTAATTAATTGCTTAACTTTGTCTCTGGAGACCCTCGGTCCCCTAATTTTCTTTTTTTACAGCCTCCAATCTGTGATAGCCTGGAGGCTGTTTTTTGATCGGTTATAAAGGCGCAAAAGCACGAACCAAGGCTTTACCATACTGTACGTAGCTATCAGCATATCCATTACCTACAAAATACGTCCAAGCGCTTATGTCATCGTATTGCGTACTGGTCCAATAAGAAAAGGTGCTCAACTCAACTCCTCCTATAAGAGACATATAATATCCTATATCAGTAAGATATCCATCAACATAATCCCACTCCCCGCAAGCCCCCAAGTAGCCATTTTTCCCATTTTTGAACAAATATTGGTTACACCATCCGGCTGCATGGCTCCGTTCTCTGCCGAGTGCCTTTATCATGGCTGTTGAGTTAGCTACGCCTGCATAATCTATCCGAGCTGTATCCCAATCATTAGTTGTTGTTACACCGGGTATAGTGGGTGCATCAACATTCCACCATAGCTCTGTTTCACTTTCTGTCGGAGCAATTACAAATCTGCAGGCATTGCTGATAAATGCAACTCCCACAGCATCACTATTCCACTCCTTTTTCCACATCTTTTCTGTATATAACCGATTATCTGTCCTTAGAATGTAAACTCCATTAGGTGCACCTTCTATCTCCATACCACCTTTCTTTCGTCCCATCATCGATCTTATCATACCAACCTCCTTTCCGCCGAAAGTCGGTCAGATACTTTAGTTAAGAGGTGTTTACCCCCCCCCGTTAACATTTGTAAACAATTATTTCTCATGACTTTATCTCCTATTTTTTAGTCGTTAATATCTTGTTTCATCTTTTTCAACGGCAGATCATTCTTCGTAAGCCCAATAGCGGATCAGGACAGTGCCATCACCGCCGTTACCGTAAGTACCACAACCGCCACCACCGTAACCGCCACTTTTTCTATTGCCATTTCCAGTTCCGCATCCTTTGTCGTAATCGGATTCTCCACCCATGCCCCCATTTATATTTCTGTCTGAACCACCACCTCCGGCATTTCGTTTCCCAGTAGGTTCGCCAAAATCGCGGGTTGTATGCCTTTGACCCTTTCCTCCGCCATATAGGGAACCAGCTGGATAGAGAGAGCCATTTTCATTGCGGCTGCCGATTCCGTTAGATCCATCAGAACCCGCTTTAGCCGTATCTGAATCATCTCCCGCTCCGCCACTTCCGCCGTTGCCACCAGTATATGCCCCGGCATTACTTCCGCCTGGATAACCATTACCCGCACCATTTCCGCCATTAGCTCTATAACTTGAATTTAAGAATTGAGAGTATCCACCGTTGGGGGCAACTTCAGAATACCCTCCAATTCCTCCTTTCCCAACTGTTATCGGAATTGACTGACCCGGTGCAACAGAGATAGCATCACCGTCTCTCCATCCGGATGTATCTTTTTTGAAGGTTTTAGTATAGCCGCCACCTCCACCGCTTCCATTATGTCCTGCACCCCCTCCTCCGACAAGAAACACATCAACCTCCCTACATCCTTTAGGTACGATCCAGGTATAATTCCCGGCAGGATAGAACCTCTTGGTGAACAACTGCAACTTCTTCCGTCCCATCATCGACCGTCTCATCTACGCCCTCCTTTCTTACGATAAGAGGTCGTAACTTCTTTATTTAGAGAGCATTTTACCCCCCCCCGTTTAACTTTTAATAACATAACCTGTTTCATTGCTTTACCTCCTGTACAATTGTGGGCAAGTCTTTCAAGTCGTTCGGATAACCTGTAACGGTTGTCAGAATGCAGAGATAG